ATGATCAAGATATACTTGAAAGAAAATTTATTAACAAAAATGAAGTAAATACATTAGATAAACTATATGATGATCTTCAAATACCAATAATTATAGGAATGTTGTATTTTATTTTTCAATTGCCTGTAGTTAGAAACAAATTTTTAATTTTTCTTCCTTCATTACACAAAAAAGACGGTAATCCTAATTTAATTGGATATATCGTTTGGAGTAGTTTTTTTACAATTACTTTTTATGTGTTATCTAAAACTATAAATCAATTACAATTTTTGTAAATAATATTAATTTATATATATGTTTCATCATATATATAAATTACCTGAAGAGTTAATTGATATAATATTTTTATTTCATGATCCATATATGCAATCAAAAAAAAATGTTGTTATGCAATTAAAATGGTTTTGTTATGGATACAATGTTCATAAATCTATTATTAAAGATACGCCTAATTTTTTTTACAAATTTGCATTGCAATCTTTAAAAAAATTTGAAAACTATATTAAAAAAAGTAAATCAATATAAACATTTAAAAATGAAATAATATTATGAATCCTAATAATATTCATCAAGATCCTTCTGATTTTCCTGATGTTTTAATAGCCTATATTGAAGTACAAAAAAATACTAGGACAAAATATGAATATAACGCAGATTTAAATGGCTTAGTTCTGGATAGAATTTTACATAGTGCAGTTTTTTATCCCCATAATTACGGATTTATTCCTGAAACACTTTGTGGTGATGGAGATGCATTGGATGTTTTAGTCATGACAAGTGAGTCTTTAATGCCTGGTACTTATTGTAAAGTAAAACCAATATGTCATTTAGTAATGGAAGATGAAAAAGGTATGGACGAAAAATTATTAGCTGTTTGTATTAATGATCCTTTTTATAATTGTATCAAAAGAAAAGAAGATATACCTAAACATGTATTAAAAGAAATTTCTGTATTTTTTGAAACTTATAAGCTTTTAGAAAAAAAGAAATGGGTCAAAATAAAAGATTGGTCAAACGAAAGAGAGACTTTTGAATTGATTCAAACTACACATGATAAATACAAAACAAATAATACTTAAATTTGTTCAAGATTTTCTATTTGTGAAACATCATGAAAGTATTTCACTAAAGGATCATTTTTGTAGTTTTCAAAATAATAAATATTTTTAACTCCTGAAGCACATAATATTTTCATACAATTTACACATGGATAGTGTGTAATGTAAACATCACAATCTTTTGTACTTACACCTCTTTTTGCACAATCACTAATTGCATTTTGTTCTGCATGAACAGTTGCTTGTTCATGATTATTAACCACTTTTGATTCATGAGGAGCACCAGGCAAAAATCCATTATAACCCATTGATATAATTCTATTTTCATTTACTAAAATACAACCTACTTTTAGTCTTTCACATGGTGAACGCGATGCTGTTATTAATGTAATATTTTTGAAATATTCTCTCCATGTAGGTCGTTCCATATAATATGTATAAATATTTTGAATATTATATTTATACAAATTAATGTATTTACAAAGTTACATCAATAGTTTAATAGAAAATAATTTTAAAAATAATGACAAAATACTTGAAATAGATTTAATTTTAGATGGAGGTGCATTTAATGGTATTTACATGTTGGGTGCTTTATTTTTTTTAAAAGAATTGGAAAAAAAAAATTTTATAAAAATAAAAAGAATTTCAGGTTGTAGTATTGGAGCTCTTTTAGGTTTCTTATTCATTTTAGATAGATTAGATATTGGTTTATACATTAGTAATGAATCTTTTATTTATTTTAGAAAGTATCAAAATTTTAAAAAAATTAGAAAAAAAATCATCTTGTTGTTTCATAAACATTTTCAAGATTTTGATTTTTCAAAATTAAATGGTAAATTTTATTTAACTTATTTTGATACGATAAACAGTAAGCAATGTATTGTAAAAAAATATAACTCTTTGAAAGATGTTACAGATAATTTATTTAAATCAATGCATGTTCCATTTTTGGTTGACGGAAATACAAAATATAAAAATGGAGCTATCGATGGTGCTTTTCCATATATTTTTAAAAAAAGATTTACAGAGAGAAAATTGCTATTTATAAATTTACAAGCATTAAATAAATTAAGTAAAATGATTGTAATTAAAAAAGAAGAAAATTTATTTACGAGATTATTTGAAGGAGTACACGAGTGTAACCAATTTTTTAAAACAAACAAAGCAAACTCTTTATTAAGTTATATAGATGATTGGGGGTTAAAGGATATGATGTTATTTCGAATGAGAGAATTAATTTATGTAATTTTATTTTATTTTTTTACACTTGGATTAAATATTGAAAATATAATTCCTGAAAAATGGAAAAAAAATATAATTTTACAACAACATTTGAAAATCTTAAAAGGATTATGGAGGGAATTTATAATTTATATTTCAATTTAAAAAAAGAAACCGACTTTTTTTGTTTTTCTTCTTGATGTTTGTTTGTTGGTTTTTGTTTTTTTTAAAATAGATTTTGTTTTTTTATCATTTTTTTTTGTTTTGTTATTTTTTTCATTTTGTTTTTCTAATGGAACATAGCGTAAAAACCAATTATCATATTCTTTTGTACCCTTTTTACTTTTTAATTCTCTAAATTTTACTGCTTTTAAATGTCTTATATCTTCTAGTGTTTTTTGTTTGCCATAACAGTTTATACTAAATCTTCTTAACAATCCTTTTTGTTCAAGTCTATTTTTTTGTTGAACATCAAATAAATATTGTGCCATACATAAAATTCTATTTTCGTCATAATAATCTCTATTACTGTAAAAAAAAGCAAAATAAAATGTTAGCATTGTGTCAATTGTAGCTACTTTTACAGTTTTATTTTTAATTTTAATAATATTGTAGCTGTGACAAGCATTTGGTTCATATATAAATGCTAGGGTTTCTTCTATTCTATTTATTTTAATTTTTACTTCATAATGAGGTGCTATTAATTCACCAATATTATTATGTTTTTCTATTTTTACTCCATTATAACCCATATCTTCGAGTCGTTCTTTTAAAATAGTTGAAGCTTGTTCAGGATCTTCTGCTAATACATCAAAATCAGGTGTTTTTGTAAAAAGCTTCTTAATTTTATTTGGCATGTAAGATGAGTATAAATAACTAGCATATCCACCAAAAAATACCAATCCTTGGTCTATAAAAGAATCTCTTACAGCAAAATACAATTCTTCTTGTTTTTCAGGGTCTACTTTTTCAAATTGTCTTTGAAATGTTTTTGGATTACATTTTTCACCACGAATAGGATAATTTTTATTCAACAATACAAGTCTTTTTAAAACCTTTTCCCATCTACTTATATCGCCTGCTGGTCTAGATAATTCTAAATATGAATTCATTCTTAAAAAATTAGGTGGACAATACAAAATACTATTTATTTTAATACTTTCTTCTTGTATTCTTTTAAAAAGAGGTTTTTCTAAATAAGTAATATCGGCTACTGGAATAAAGTTGACAAAAACCTTAAAAGTACCATAGTGTACACCTGATTTTGCTTCTACTTCTTGAAATCCTTCTGCAAAATATATATCTGCCAACTGCTTTGTGTCGTTTAATGGATCATCTGAAAAGAAATCATAATCAGGTATTTCTATATCCTTGTCATAAAACTGATCATCAAGTGGAAGTATATTATTGATAGCAGTTCCGCCATAACAAACTAGTTTTTTTTTCTTTAAAAATTCTTCTAAAATAGTAATTATTTTTTTAACATCAGGATCACTTACTGTATCTTTTCCTTTCTTTTTTTCAGCTTTGTCAATTGCATTTCTTAATATATCTATTTCTTTATCAACTAGTGATAAATTTTTATCGTTATAAGAAGCCATTTATATAATAGATACAAAAAAGTATTATATAAATTAAATATTAAACGAATAAAAATCACTTTCAACTTTTCTTGATGTATAAGAATATTCTGGATTTTGTTCTTTTGGTTTTGCAATAGTATTAGGTACAAATCTTAAATGTTCTGGTTTTAAAACAAAAGCGTGCCCTACTTTGTCAAAATACAATGAATAAAATTCCATGTTTGAATCAAAGTTTTGGAAACACATACCAACCCACTGAACACCATAACTAAAATTAAGAGAAGGAGTTACATTTTTATCGTAAACACTAAGATCCGGCATAGAAAAAGTCATATTTTTTTTGTTATATTCAATAACTTCTTGAGAATCAGGTGCATATTTAATATCATATTCTCTAGAAGCACTTAAAAATGCAGAATTGGAAGAAATATTTACATATTCATTTAATTTTGTTTTTTCATACAAAGGATTGGATCTATCAACTGCAATAATAACTTTATCAACTAAATATTTTAATGGTACAGCTCCTAAATTATGTCCTTGATATTCGTAACTATATTCTTTTGGTAAAAGTTTATTTTCAAAAGTGCTATAAATTGCATCTGCCATTTTTTCATAAATCTCTTGTTGATTACTTTGTATTCTAAAATGTAAAATTAATGGATCTTCTGGATTTGGGCATGATCCTCCGCTAAATGCATAATTTTTAACAGTTTCCATTGCATCTTTAAAAGCAATTTGATTGTAAGTTTCTTTTATGTGGTAATCATTTATTGACGATGTTGCAATCATTGGTTCACCATTAATTGAATAAATTTCAAAGTCTAATACTCTTGCTCCTTGTGCAATACATGTCTTTAGTGCACAATCATTTACATAATCATTTTTAAATTGGCCGGAGCAGCAAGAATTATAAGAAGATTTTATATAATAATCTCTTAAAAGGTATTTGTAAGAATCATCATTTATATTAATAGAACTTATTTTTGGTGATGTTTTATAGATTTTTTTTAATGCATCACAATTTGCTTTGTTTAATTGTATTTTGTTTATTACATAAAAAATAAGACCTACTACTAATAAAATAACAATAACTCCTCCTATTATTTTAATAGTCATTGTTTTATTTTCAACTAAATTTTTTGTTAAACTTGTAAATTTACTTTGTATATCCATATTATATTAGATGGTTATAAAATTATTTAAATAATTTTTAGATAATGAAACTAATTATTTTACTAAATTATAAATTTAAAATTTATTTATTATACAATTAATATATATGGCTGGAGGATTATTAAATATAGTTGCATATGGAAATCAAAATATATACTTAAACGGAAGTCCTTCCAAAACTTTTTTTAAAACTACATATAAAAAATATACAAATTTCGGACTACAAAAATTTCGACTAGACTTTAATGGACTTAGAAGTTTAAGAATGACAGAATCATCTAAATTTACTTTTAGAGTAAAACGATACGCTGAATTATTATTAGATACTTATTTGGTTGTTAATTTACCTACTATTTGGAGTCCTATATATCCTCCTCAAGATTGTAATTCTACCTGGGTTCCTTACGAGTTTAAATGGATAGATAATCTTGGTAGTCAAATAATCGAAGAAGTAGAAATCAGTGTTGGTGGACAAATATTAAATAAATACAGTGGATCATATTTACTAGCTATGGTACAAAGAGACTTTGATGAATCCAAGACAAAATTATACGATAATATGACTGGTAATACTAATGAAATTAATGATCCTGCAAATAGTGGAACACGAGTAAATGTTTATCCTAGTAGTTATTATACTTCTAATCCAGTAGGACCAGAACCTTCAATTAGATCTAGAAAATTATATATTCCAATTAATTTTTGGTTTACTTTAGCATCTAAAATGGCTTTTCCGTTGGTAGCATTACAATACAATGAATTAGAAATCAATATTACTTTAAGACCTGTACAAGATTTATTTGTCATTAGAGATGTTACTGATGTACAAAACAATTATCCTTATGTTCGTCCTAATTTTAACAACAGTTTACAACAAATGAATCGATTTTTACAACCACCTACAGATATTTCTTTAAATTACAGTGATAAACGAACGGATTGGAATGCTGATATTCATTTAATATCGACATATTGTTTTTTGACTGAAGAAGAGTCTAAAGTCTTTGCTAAAAACGAACAACAATACTTGTTTAAATCAATATATGATTGGAAATTTTTCAATGTAACGGGGTCTCAAAGGATTAAATTAGAAAGTACAATGGGAATGGTTTCTTCGTGGATGTGGTATTTTCAAAGAAGTGATGTAAATTTAAGAAATCAATGGAGTAATTACTCTAATTGGCCATACAATTATTTGCCTCAAGATGTTACTTTTGCTCCAACTGATGGAAATTTATATCTAGAATGCAATAACATAACTAAATTAGGAATAGGACCAGGATATAATCCGATAGATGGTACTCACACTGGTGTAACAATCACAGGAGACTATAACATAGAAAATCAAAAATCAATACTTGAATCACTCGCTATTTTATTTGATGGAAAATATCGTGAAAATTTATTTGATGCAGGAGTTTATGATTATATAGAAAAGTATGTTCGAACTTCTGGAAATGCACCGGATGGGTTATATAACTATAGTTTTGCAATTCATACTGACCCTTTTGATTTTCAACCTTCGGGTGCAGTAAATTTAAGTAAATTTAACGATGTTCAATTTGAATTCAAAACTTATGTACCTCCGTTAGATCCTTCAGCACAATTTTATACAATTTGTGATCCATCAAGCGGTGAAATAATTGGTGTAAACAAGCCTACATGGAGAATTTACAACTATAATTACAATCTAGTAATACACGAAGAAAGATATAATGTATTAAGTTTTGCAGGAGGAAATTGTTCATTAATGTATGCTAGATAATGTATGTGTTTGTAAAATTAGAAACACGGGAAATAAATATATTTTTTTTATAATAAAATTGATATAAATTATATAGAAATATCACTCTTATAATTTATAAAATGACACAAACCGAAGAATATCATTTGTACCCTTTGAATAAAGACTGTATATATACTACTGAATACTGGAACAATCAATTGTCCAACGGAAAACCAGTGACTGTACTTTATGTTCAACAATGGAGAAATGGTGAATTTACAATTGAATTGGATGAAAAAGAAAAAGCAATAATATTAACAAATGATAAAATTATTTTAAATGATTGGGGTGCTTGTACAGAAGAAATAAGTAGTGGATGGTTTTATGAAACAAAAATTAAAAATGAAGAAACTTTTGATCAAGATGAAAAAAAAGAAATACATCGGTTAATGTTTTGTGATAATGAAAATGAAGAAGAATATTGCTGTGATGATTTGAATTTTGATAATTTTGAACAATATATAATGGAAGCAAATGATTGGTCTATGGATGATACTATATATGAAATTGTAAATGGCTGTGAGTTGGAAATCATGAGTTAAGAGTAATTTAAAAGTTGTTCTTTTTATCCTTTTTGTTGAAATATATAAAATAAATTTAGTAAAAAGAATTTGAAAAAAATTTAGATAAAAATTGATGAAACTTAATTTTTTATTACCAGTTAATTTATAAAAATGTCTGGAATTATTGAAACAATTATAGTAATTGTAATTGTTATTGGATTATTTGCTTCCATAATAAATTGTAGAAGTTAAAGAATAATTGTTCTTTGTAATAATACTACTTGGTTATTTATTAATACTATTTGTTGATTATTAACTTTGTTTTCATATTTATCGTTTTATAAATATGAAAAGAATATATAATTATTCCTTATGCTTGCAGAGGACAATTTAATCCTTTATATGGATCTGCTGTCCATGCTGAGTTAGCAGCATAAGCACCACAATCTGTAAACATACCCGTAGATGTTTTACGACAAGGTAAATCTACTTTAAATTTATAATTTTTTGGATAATCTAAAACTTGATATTTTACTTCAGTTTCCTTTTCTACTTTTGGAAAGTTTCCTAATTCATCTGGATTAACTGGTTGTGGAAAAGTAGGAGAAACATTTTTTATTTCTTCATATGTATATACTTTATTGTTGGTTTCACTTTTATCCACTTTGTTTAATTGTTGATATTGCATATTTTGATAATCTTCAACAATACTTTGAAACATACCTTTTTGAAACATGTATTGTTCTTTACAAATATATATAAAAATACCAATTGCGAATAAAACTAAAATAATTTTATCAATCATATATATTTAATTTATAATAAAAATTATCAACAAAAAACAGTATTTAATTGTTGTGATACACGAATAAAAGTTGTACATTTTGCCATATTTTTCATTGATTGTGCATTAATATATGCACATGTACTTCGTAGTCCTCCTAAATAATCTAATACAGTGTTATTTAAATCTCCTTTATATGGAATTTTTAAAACGCGACCTTCAGATGCTCTATATTTTTCCATTTTGCCATAGTGTTTTTCTTGTGCTTTGTCTGAACTCATTCCGTGAAACATTTTGTATTGTTTACCATCTGACTCGGTTCTTATATTACCAGGATTTTGATCATGTCCTGCAAATTGACCACCAACCATGACAAAGTCTGCTCCAGCACCAAATGCTTTTGCCATATCACCAGGGCATGTTATTCCTCCATCGGATATTATGTGTCCTCCAACTCCATGTGCGGCATCAGCACATTCTAGTACAGCAGACAATTGTGGCATTCCAACACCCGTTTTTAATCTCGTTGTACATGCACTACCAGGTCCAATTCCTACTTTCACTACATCGACTTTTCCATTTAAAATTAGCTCTTCTACCATTTCTCTTGTTACAACATTTCCTGCAACAATAATTTTATCGGGAAACTCCTTTCTTACTTTTTTACAAAATTCAACTAAATTATTAATATATCCATTTGCAATATCAATACAAATCCAATCACAATTAACAACAGAAAATATTTCCTTCAAGTTTTCTATTGAACCATCTCCAATTCCAGTTGAAATCATAAACAAATCATTTTGAATATTATTTTGTAATTTTTCAATAAAATTTTTATAATCTGTTATACTGTAAAATTTGTGAAATGCTGTTATGATTTTATGTGTTGATAAAGTTTCATAAACGCTCATTGTTCCTGTTGTGTCCATATTTGCAGCAATAATAGGAATCATTTTGATTTCTTTTGTAGAATATTTAAATTTAAATTTTCTTTGTAAATCTACTTCAGAACGACTGTTAATAGTAGATCTTTTCGGACGAATAAGCACATTATTAAAATCAAGTTTATCTCCTGACTCGATTTTGTTCATAATAAACATATTAGTAGTCTTCTTTTAATATGTTTATTATAATCTTCTTCTTTGTTTTTTTGTTTTGTTATGTTTCACTCGTTTTGTTTTTGTTTTGTTATTTTTTGAAATTAATTTATTTTCATAATTAGATTTACAGTGATTATATAATTTTTTGTTTGTAATAAATTTTCCAATAGTAGGTGTAGTTAATTTTTGTATATTTTGTAATGAATCATAATATACATCCAACTCTTCACGCAAACGATTACCTGCTAGAGATTTATAGGATTCTGGAACTAAATTTTTTGGCAAAATAATAATTTTTTTCATTATTTCTCTCTTCATTTGATTTGAAGATTTATTTTTGAAAAAATCTTTTTTGCATTTATTAGAAGAATTAATCAAGTTGTCTATATTGATATTTTTTATTAAATAATTATAGGTAGTTTCATTTCCCATTAATTCACTAGAATAAATATCATAAACAATAAAATGAAAATTATACAATAAATACAATGATTCATCATAATTACCTTGAAGAATACTAATCATATTTTGTATACTATTTGCTAAATACACATGTTTTTTATTTTTAAAAAAATTTACACTATCAATTGTTTGAACATGATCTTTGATTTGTTTACCTTTTTTAATTTCATAATCATTTACTACAAATTTTATATTTTTTGATGGTTTAAATTCATTATTAATATAATTAATTAAATTGTTTAACATATGTATTCTGTCTTTTTCATCAACACAACGAACCCAAGGTTTATTATAATATTTGTTAGTAGGAAAAAAATGATATTCTATTTTTGGTTTTTTTAATAGTTTAGACAAATAACTACTCATATTGTAAGCTAATTTACCCATTACGCGTGTTGGAGGAGAAAAAACCCCTCCATCAACTATATATATTTTATTTGTCATAAGTACTAATATATACAAATAAAATATTATTATAATTATATTTATTAAATATATACATGGCTGATAAAAATAACGAAAATGATGAAAATAATAAAACGAGTGAAAATGATAAAAATAATAAAAATAATAAAGGAAATAATTTTGGCGGGTTTATTAGTGCGCTAATATCTGTAATTATTCAGATACTTGTTATTGGTTTAATAGGTGCTAATTTAGTATATTTTTCAGGTGTTAGTTCTAGTATGTTTTTTCCAACTGATGTAAATAGTCAACCTTATACAGAATCTAATTCTAAAAATCCTAGTGAAACATTAGGAAGTGGTTGTGGTCCATTTAATTATTCATTACCAGAAAGAGATAAAGAAACAGGTAAAATTAATAGAGATAAATATGGCATGTCTTCTACCATGAATAAAATGTCTACCAATTTTATCGATATTACTAGTCCTCCTGAAAATGGAAAAGGTGGAAGTAAAACATATGAAAGAAGCAGTTATATTCGAAATTTATTTGAATACGGCTTTCCATATAATTTGGGAAAAAATATTGACGAAAACACTGATCTAAGTGAGTTATCCTGGGGAGAATGGTTTGGAACATGGTTTTCAAATAAAGTATCTCATTCTTTTATTTGGTTAAGAATTGTAGAAACATCATTAGTTCAGTTTTTTACAAGCTTTTGTAGTTTTTTTGATGAAAAAAGTAGTTTTAAAACGCTTATTCCTTTTATTAGTGGACCCATAGTTTTAGGAATTTTAATTTTTGCAATGCAATTTTGGATGATTGCTTCATTTATTACATTTTTTCTTTACGAAAACCTAGGGTTTTGGGGATATTTATTAACATTTGTAGGATTAATAATTCCTTGGACATGGTTTTTATTGGTTGGTTTAACCTTTGTTCAGTCAATGTTTATAGCTGGCAAATATACATTTTTGCCTTTGATGTTAAATATGAACATTATTAGAAATATAATGTTTAGTAATAAATCAAATGTATTGTATTTAAAAATAATAGGACTAATATTGGCCATCAGCGCTGCTTTTAGAAATTTAGATGTTTATTTAGCTGGTCCAATGGCTGCTGTTTTGGCAATATTTATACTAATCGATATAAAAAATTTAATTTATCCAAAAGATAATAATTAAGTTATAATATAAAAAAATAAATATATTATAAATTAATGGGAAAAAATAACAAAAAGAAGGGCGGCAAAAGTAAAGGCAAGTCTAATTTTGCTAACATTCACAATACTAATACTGTTCACTCAAATAATAAAAATTATTATGATCCTGAAAAGTATCCATTTGTAAGTGTTTGTACCCCTACTTATAATCGTCGTCCATTTATGTATGGAATGGTTCAATGTTTTAATCATCAAACATACCCAAAAGAAAGAATGGAATGGATTATTATTGATGATGGAACTGATAAAATAGAAGAATTAGTTCAAGGTCATCCAAACATTAAATATTTCAAATACGATAAAAAAATGTCACTTGGGGTAAAAAGAAATTTAATGCATGAAAAAAGTTGTGGCGAAATAATCGTTTATATGGATGATGATGATTATTATCCTCCTGATCGTGTTTCACATGCTGTACAAAAACTACAAGAAAACAAGGAAGCTTTATGTGCTGGATCAAGTGAAATTTACATTTGGTTTAAACATATTCAAAAAATGTATCAATTTGGTCCTTATGGAGAAAATCATGCTACAGCAGGTACTTTTGCATTTAAAAGAAAACTTTTGGAAGATTCAAGATACGAAGAAGACGCTTGTTTAGCTGAAGAAAAAGCTTTTTTAAAAGATTATACTGTTCCTTTTGTACAATTAGATCCATTAAAGACTATTTTAGTATTTTCACACGATCATAATACATTTGATAAAAAAAAATTATTAGATAATCCTCATCCACAAGTAGTAAAAGAATCAAATAAACCTATTAAAATGTTTGTAAAAGAAGAACATTTGGTACAATTTTTTACCAATTTAGATGATAAATTAAAGGATTATGAACCAGGAAAACCAAGAATGAAACCTGATGTATTAGAACAAATGGTAAAAATAGAAGAAAAAAGAAGGAAAATGGCTGAAGAAATGTGTCAAGCTCAAATTGTAATTAATCAACCTGGAAAAGAACCCCAAAAATTAAACAATGAGCAAGTCATTTCACTACTTCAGCAACAACAACAACAAATTCTAACTTTACAGCAAAATGGAGGAAATAGTAATCCAATACAAACTGGAATTACTAAGAATGTAAATGGTAAAGAAATACAAATGTCTTTACCTGAAGTTGCTTCGTTGTTACAACAACAACAACAACAAATTCAAATTTTACAACAAAATGGAGGAAATATTAATTCAATTCAAACTGGAATTACAAAGAATGTAAATGGTAAAGAAATACAAATGACTTTACCTGAAGTTGCTTCGTTGTTACAACAACAACAACAACACATTCAGATGTTACAATCAAACGGAAATACATCAACAGGTGTATTTAAAAATCAAGATGGTAAACAGGTACTAATGACTAGTGAAGAAGTAACTATTTTAATAAAACAACAACAAGAAGAAATTGAAAGATTAAAAAAAACATTATTAGATTTAGAAAACAATGTAAATTACTTGAATAAAGAAATATTAAAAAGAGAAAATCAAATATTTGATAGAGATTCTACAATACTAGATAAAAATAAGGAAATAAAAAGTTTAAATGTAGAAAAAGAAACAACTCAAACGAATGAAATAGAAATTAATATGGATAATGTAGAAAAATCAATAAGTAAAACAACAAAAAATGAAAATATTTTTATAGATATTGCACCTTTATAAATTATTTTTAATAAATATAATTTATAAACTTTCTTGATCAGAGTCTATATCATCATCTATCGTATTATTTTTATATTTTTCTAAATATCTATACATTCTATTTATATCTAGTTTGTTAATTTGATAATTTTCCAACAAAGCAGTGATTTCTTCATCTTTTTTCGTATTTTTCAAATATAAAAAAAAGGCAAACAAATCTTTTTGATCCATTCCTAATGTAAAAGATAAATTTTGAGTAAATAAATAATTATTGTACTCTGTACTATATTTAGTCAAGACTTTTGTAAATCTAACTTCTGATGGATTATATTTTGGTTTTTTTTTAAAATTCTCATGATATAGTTTATTATTGTAAAAAGTTTTTACTAATGAGCTCATTTCATTAAATTGCCAAATTTGTTTTTGAAAAGTAATTCTATCTATATAATCAGCGAAACATATATTATCTAATATTTTTATGTAAAAAGGAATAGATTCTTTGTTTGGAAACTTTCCTAAACAATCAATAATATTTTCATGCCATAAAAGACCAACAATAGTGCGATCTGTTTCATTCATTGTAGAATTATGGTTGTTTAATAAAGTATTTTCATTTATTAACTTTTGTGTTATTTTTTTACTATCTTCATTATAAATTTTAGGTTGAAAAATGTGTTGTATAATTTCATTTTTTAATATATGTTTTTGTTTATTATAAATGTTAATAATTGAATTTAATTTTCGTAAATCACCTTGAATATAATTAATTAAATTTTTAATTAATTCATCATCTTTTGTAAGTAATGTTTCCCTAAGCAAAAAATCTATTTCTTTGTTTGTTGGATTTTTAATTTCATAACTATCACATACTTTAATTAATTCTTTAATTTTTTTATCCATATGATAGTTGCCTATGCATATAATAGGATTGAGTGTAATTTCTTCCTTTTTTTGTTTTTTCGTTTTCTTAGGTCTAATTAGTTTTATCAGCGAAGTTATTCCTCCTTTATCACCATTATTCATTCCATCAATTTCATCCATTACAATTGCTATTTTCTTGGTTTTTTTTTGTAATAATGAAAGAACATTTTTATCAGACATGTTATGTTTTGTTATTGTATCAATTATAGATTTATTTCTTATGTCGCCTGCATCATATTTTATTGAATCATAGTTTAATTCTTTTAGAATTTCTTCTATAAATCGTGTTTTTCCTGTACCTGGATTACCATAAATATATATTCCACGCTTTATTAGTAAATCTTTTTTATTATCATCAAAGTGTACTAGAAATTTTTTTATATTTTCACTAATTTTTGATCTATTTAATATATGATTTAAATCTACTATATCCATTTTATATTTTTATATAACATGTTTTTAAATTTATTTTTATCCAAACTCATTTTTTTACAAAGGATATTTAATTCTTGTTTACATTTTTCGGATTGATTATCATTAGAAATGAAAATTAATAAACTGATAAAATTTGAAAAAACATATTTTTTATAATTAAATTTTTTTTTACAAAACCATATTTTCATTTTATCAAAATCTGTGTATTTTTTAAACAAAAAAATATAATTTTTTTTTACTATTTCCATGTAAAAATTATTGTAATTACAAATAGTAAGTTTTTTGATAGCTTTATTGTAAAAATACTTATTTATTAACATATACTCCAAAGGTGATAAAAAAAATAAAATAGTATTTACTAAATCAGGATTATGGTAAGACATTAATTTTACTTTACTAGGTAAATATGAGTAAATATTTTTTTTTACATCACATGGTAATAACATGATTTTATCGCATGACATTGTTAACATAATTAACTTTTAAATAGATTATAAAATAATTGTATTTATAATTTATTTTATTTGTTTATTTTTACACACATCTGGATTATTAGTGATTCCGTCCCATGATAAATCACAATTTTTTGCCCATTTAGATTTATTGCAATCGCCTGATTCTCCTTCCCAAAACTCTCCTGTAAAATTCATAGTTTTAGAACAAGAATCTTTTCCTAAATTCTTAATGTTTTTACATTTTGTTGTTTGAAAATCAATATTATTTAAACTATCTGCACTTATCGGAGGTTCTTCATCAATCCAGTAATCAGGACATGAAGCAATTACAGGTGGATACTTTTTATCATATTTATTTTTATACAATACTGCTCCAATAAAAATCATCAAAATAATAAATATAACCAAAGCAATTGTTAATGTAGTTTTTTGAAAATTAAAAGCCATATATAAAATAAATAAATATAATTTTTTCTATTTAATTTATATATGAATTGTTCTTCAACTAATGGTAGATTAGATTTATCTGAACCAAATATTCACACTCAATTTTCATTATATGATAAAATACCAGTAGGAAAATCTTGCGAAACATTTCACGATGCTTTAGTAGGAAATTTAATAGAATCTAATTTATCTAGAGCATTTTTTAGTAAACAAAATATGCAGATTATTCAAAATGCTATTCGTTCTGGTGTTTATAAGATGTCTAAACAACAATATATAATTGGTAATCAAAAATGTGATACCTTAAAAATTATTATGAGAAGTATTTTTTTACAAAACTCAATGAATTTACCAACTGATATTCCTCAACAGATTTCAGCATTAAATAATTTAGTTGTCGATTATTCAGTAAAAACTATTTACAGCGAAGCACAAGCATATTTGAACTATAAAAAAGATGTAAGTACAATGTATACACCTATTGATAGACCAGTACAAGTTGATTATGACGATAAAGTACTAGAGTTAAAACCATGGTTTTAAATATTCAGTCCTATAAAATAATTATCAAGTTAAGAATAATTATTTTACTGGCTCGTAGTGTCCACCAGTCCAATAAATATATATTTGTCTTTCTACATTACCATGTAAGGGTAAAAATTCAATATTTTTTTGACCATGATTGCGATAATTTTTAACAATTACGCTAATATTCCAAATATTACACGCAGCTTGAATTTCTATAGCACCACCCCAAGTAGATGTAGATCTCATATTCGAAATATAATTTGAATTTTCTATACTTAAAATAAAATTTGTTTCTAATCCTTCTATAATAGGACCATTATTTTCCAAATAGTCACATATTTTTTGACGAATAGAAAAAGAATCTTCTGTTAAAAAATAACTGAAACTATTAAATAAACAACTCATCTATTATTACTATTTATTTTTTATTTTCAATTTGGTAATTTTATTTATTTGTGTTGTCATTTTTTTTTGATCATTATTTATATAATTTTCTAGTTCTTCTAGTTCTTGCAACCATAATTTTTGTAAAGAAGTATTAGTTAATAAATCAAACTGATTTTTTTTTTCTTGCTTATCTTGTAATAATTTATCTACATTTTCTTTAGTTACACTATCCATTGTCATTTTTAGTAAATATTTATATTCATTATCATCATCTACAATATCATATTTTTTTTGTTGTAATGTTTCAATAATTAGTTGTTTTTTTTTATTTCTCAAATCTAGAGTTCCTTTTAAATTTTCATTGATAAATTTTACTTTATTCGACAAAATTAGTAACTCTTTTTGTAAAATATTTAAAATATAGGTTTTTCTTTTTTGATAATACTCTAAACGAATAGGAAAATAAGCTTCAATAATAGATTTTTCATTTTCGTATTTTCTTAATTTTTCTTCGTTATTAAATAAATGCATATTATTTGTACTAAAACTGGAATAAAGTTTCATTAATTTTTCCAACTTATTTATTACATTACCTGTTTCTATGGATTCGTCAACCGGTTCATGAAAAACTATTTCAATATCAACTTTTACATCCGTGCTCATGTCATTATAATCTTTCACGAATGGTTTACCCTTTTTGGTGTCCATTTGATTTTCAATATGTTGTTTAAAGTCATCTGTCCAAAATCCAATAGGAAGTTCAGTTACTCTTATTTTATTTGCTGCAATTTTTTCATATTTTCCTTTCAATATATATTTTTTTTCTTCAACTTTGTGATAAGAACCTTCAAATCCTTTATAATAAGGCTGAAAACAAATTTCATCTTCTTTATTTTGTAATTTATTTTTTAAATAATTAATTATTTCCATTACATTGTAACTTAATATATCAGTACTAAATCCAGTACCAATTCCTTTAGACCCATTTACAAGAACCATAGGAATAATAGGTGCATAAAACATTGGCTCAACATATTGTCCATCATCTTCCAAGTACTCCAAAATTGGATCATCTTCTTTTCTAAATATAAGTCTTGTTACAGGATTTAATTGTGTGAAAATATATCTTTCACTTGCAGAATCTTTGCCACCTTGAAGTCTTGTACCAAATTGACCATTCGGTAATAACAAATTAATATTATTACTACCCAAATAATTTTGTGCCATACCTACTATAGCAGCATTTAAGCTTGCTTCACCATGATGATAACCTGATTGTTCAGATACATATCCACTAAATTGTGCAACTTTTATTTCATTTGTTAAATTTTTCTTAAATGCACTAAACAATATTTTTCGTAAACTTATTTTTAAACCATCCATTAAGTTGGGAATAGATCTTTCGCAATCATATTTTGAAAAATGAATCAACTCCTTATTTATAAATTCATTGTAAGTCACATTTTCCTTATTTGTATTCAAATAGTTTTTCCGGTTGTAGTTAGATAACCACTCTTTTCTTTCGTCACTTCTTTTTTTGTTGAAAATCATATCAACTACATTATCGCTAACATGTCCTTCATGAACAAAATAAACAATCTTTTTATTTTGAAAATACTCCTTGAATTCTTTGCTTGTACTTGTTCCTAATCCTTTGTAATACTTTATTGTCCATCCTTTAATTTCATTATTTTTTTTCCAATCGTGAAATTCTCCATCGTTGTAAAACAATAGCTCTTGCTTATTTTTTTTTGCTTTTAATATTGGAGTATTCATAAATCCAATAAATTTATTTAACTTTGATAGTGAGTTCCACTGATCTTGAAACATATTTAAACCAAGCCCTTTAATATGTGAACCATCTAAATCCTGATCAGTCATAAACAATATTGTACTGTATCGTAAAGACTTTTCTACATTTTCTTGACTATATTTTTTACCTGATTCTAAACCCATAATTTGTTTAATTTCACAAATTTCCTTATTTTCACTTATTCGTTTTAATGTTTCACCACGAGTATTAAATATTTTTCCTTTCATTGGATAAACACCAATAGTATTTCTATCTTCTTTACTTAGACCAGAAACAATACCTGCTTTTGCCGAATCTCCCTCACATAAAATTAATGTACACAAGTGTGACTTTGATGTTCCAGCATAATTTGCATCAATCAACTTTGGTATACCCCTTATACTTTTACTTTTAGAACCATCTGTTTTTTTTGCTGCTTTATTTTCTTTAACTTCTGTTAATGCACAAGCTGCATTCATAACTCCCATTTTAGCTATTTTTTCTATAAATGAGTCGCTAACATTACATGTTGAACCAAATTTTGCTATTGGAGTACCAAGTTCGTCTTTTGTTTGACTACTAAACGAAGGATTTTCAATATCACATCTTAAAAACAACATTAATTGTTCTTTGATTGTGTTAGGTTTTACCTCGACTTTTTTCTTTGTTTTAATATAAGTGCTTAATTTTCGAATTATTTGATTCATAATGTATTCAACATGTTTTCCTCCTTTTGAAGTATAGATACCGTTTACAAAACTAATTTGTTGAAACTCTTCTTTAGGTGCTAAACAAATACCATATTCCCATCTTTCATTTGATTGTTCAAAAATGCGTTTTGTTTCTGTTTTTGGCCCAATATACAAATCTATATATTGCTCCAAATTTTTGCAAGGTACCAAACTGCCATTGAATTTTACTTTTACATTTTTATCTGTTACCGCAGATATATCATAGACTCTTTTTTTAAATAAATTTTTCATATCATTAGTTAGACCATTTAATTTTAATCTTTGATAATCAGGTTTAAATGAAACTTTTGTATAAGGCTTATTTTTACATTTAGAAATACTTGGTTTTCCTATAATGTTTAAATTTTCTTTAAATTCTTGTACATATTTTAGACCTCTTATATGATCAACAGTTTCTATTTTACCCCAACTAGACCATATTAATACCAATTTAAAACCAAAACCATTTTTTCCTCCAACTATTTTTTCTTTTTTTTTTTCATCATAATTTGTCGATGTACGAAGATGACCAAAAATCATTTCAGGAATCCATAATTTGTATTCAGGATGTTCAGCAACATCTATTCCATTTCCATCATTATACATATGAATAGTACCATCTTCATCAATAGTAATTTCAATATTTGTAACAGGTAAAGCATTATTTATCTTATCATATATTGCTTGTTTTTGACGAATTACATGATCTCTACAATTAACGATTCCCTCATCAAATATTTTAAATAAACCAGGTATATTCTCAATATTTTTATAAATTATTGAGTCGTTTTCTAATATATAATCTTCACAATCTGTTTTTTCAATAGAACCAATATAAGTATCAGGTTTTTTCAAAATATGTTCCTTGTCGGTTAGTTTTTGATATTTAGATAAAGAACTAGAATCACTCATTATTATGTTATTTACTAAATTTTTATATATATTTCTTAATCAATTTTATAGTTTTCTATTTTAATTTAATTTGTATTGTTATATTAATTAATGAACATTGATCAACAGTCAATAAATACTTTATCATGGCCTTTAAAAATAAATCAATCTATTAATATTACTAGCCCTATCATTTTAACAAGTGAACAACATTATTTTATTGTTGATGCAAGTAATTTAATTATTCATGGTAATAATCATATTATTTCTCTTGTAAATATTAATAATTATCCAGGTCTCATTCAAAATGGAACAAATAATAGTTCTGTAAATTATGACAATATTATTGTTAAAAATATTCAAGTAGTAAATATTTCATCTAGTTTACAAGAAAATGCAGGATATATAGGACAGTCTTATTTTGGTCATAATAAATCATTTAATACAAATTATCGTTCATGTAAAATTTATTATTGTAATTCAAAAGGTAGTGTTCCTAATTATGGAGGAGGAATAATAGGTTCCAATTGTGCTAGTTATGGAGGAAAAGTAGATATATCTTATAGTTACAGTCATGGAGATATTGGTGAAAATGCAGGTGGAATAATTGGATATTATTGTGGTAAAGCTAGCGGAAATGTAAATTTGCAATTTTGTTACTCAGTTGGAAATATTAAATCTAATGGTGGAGGAATAATTGGTTCTTACGCAGCAACTGGTTATCCAATACCATTTGTAAATGCATCAAAAATTTATATAAATAATTGTTTTTCAACTGGTAATATAGGTACAAATGCTGGTGGTATTATTGGATCACACTCAACTTTAGGTTCTCAAATTACATCAACATTTTTTGCAAATATTTCTACATCGCGTATACCAGGACTTGTATTTTTAAATAATTGTTATAGTCAAGGAATTATTAATGGAGGGGGTGGACTTGCAGGTTCTTTTTATGATACACCAGGAAGTTTAAACATAGGTAGCTATAATACTCTGGGTACACTTGATATTAGTAATTGTTATTCATCAGGAAAAATAATTAACAATGGAAGCAAATTTATGTTTAACCCGCCAGCAGTTGGTGATAATTATAAAATAAGACATTCTTATAGTTCTATAGATAGTTCTAACGGTGAATGGAATAGCCAAGATGCTGTTTTAGATCTTAGAAGTGTTAAATTTAACTATGGATTCAGTACCTCTCAAGATAATTATGTTTATGAAAATCTTTCACAAACGCCAGATATAGTATCAATTCCATTTGTATTTTTTGATAGTTCTATGCAAAATATTATGTTACCTGACATTTCCTATTCTAATACAATTTATACATTTTTTGATTCAAGTGGAATCAATATTACACCTGATTATGTATTTGGTAAAACAACTATAAATGTTGTTCCTTTTGACATTTCTAATCTTATAACTACAAATAGTGATGGAGATATATCAATTAATCGTTTTACTGAAACTATATCTAATACAAAATTATATGATGCCAATATAATTGTATCTATTGTTTCACACATAACAAGATATAATTTACAACTGGTTGTAATTCCAGCAAACAAAGATTTACTTTTGTCTTATTCTTTATCACATTATATTTTTACAGTGGGTGACTATATTTTTATTTCTCCAATAGAAAATACTGGATATGCATATAGTAACAATCTACCAAGTGGTTTGACTATTTTACCTAATGGTGTGATAAAAGGTGTTTTAGAAAAAAATGGCAAATACAATGTAACTGTTTATAGTGAAAAAAAACAAGGTGATGTAATAAAAAAAATATCAGTAACATTATTAATTCAAATAAATTTACTTCCCGTTCCTATGAGTAAAATATGTAAAACAAAACTATGTAATAATTTTTCAAAAAAATTACCTGGTTCTAGTGGTAACATTATAATTACAAATATGACGCAAGCTTCTAGGTATTCTCAGATAATTAGAAACCAATCTTTAGTTCGAAATGCAAAATGGAATATTAAAAATTATCCAACTAATGCGTATGGGCAAAGGCCAGGTGGACCATATGGTTTCGGTTCTTCTCCAAAAAATAATTTTATTTAAAGGTATACTATTTAGAAATTATTTTTTCTCTCTAGTTTCTATAATGGTGAAAAGACACGACAAAGGAAAGGATGGTATGTACCATATCGGTAATGCAAAGTATAAAAAGCTTATAGGATCACGCGCCGAAGTAATGCATAAACATGCGTACAAAACTTCTGGAGATTTAAAAAAAGATGACTTACTTTATATTGGAAGTAGAATTAAATCTAAAAAAGCTAGTAAAAGTGCTAAGAAAACACGCAATTTAGGAGAATTACAACAACCAAAGGGAAGTGGTGTATTTGGAAAAAATTCCAAAACGAAAAAGAAAAAAACACAAAAAAAAAGAAGAAAAAACTAATAAACATCTATAAATAAAAATATTCATTCATAATGAATAATTTTATTTAGTTTATTTCATCTTTCGTACCAATTCGTCTAAAAATTCGGTTTCATTATTGGTATTTCTATAAAGATTAACGATTTCTGAAGGGCTTATTTTATAACTTTCCAATTGTTTACAATATTTGTTTGGTATTTTTTTTTTATAGTAATGATTAAACATATTTTGAATCGTTTTAATACTTGCGTTTTTCATTTCTATTTTTAAATCAATTCTTCCAGGTCTTTTTAGTGCTGCATCTATATTATCAAAATAATTACTAGTTACGATTAAAATTCTACCATAGTTTTCATCTAAACCATCTAGTATATTTAATATAAAAGAAAGAGTTAATTTGTTTTCTTTTTGAAAAATATTCTTTGATGATTCACCCTTGTTAATTTTTTGCGCAGAAACTACATTAACTAAAGATTCAATAATTTCTACATCCTTATTATTACTTTCATTATCATTCTCAGTTACGCTTTTATTTCTATCCATTATTAAATTGCTCATACAGTCAATATCTTCCAAAACAATAATTTTCTTTTCAAAATCTATACTTCCTGATTTATTATTTTTATTATAACTTGATTCAAAATAACAATTGTAAAAGTCATCTTCACTTTTAATCCTATTTAGTGGTATTTCAATTAAATGACGATCTTTCAAATGATTAGCAATACTTTTAATTATAGATGTTTTACCAGTGCCTGGAGGTCCTGACAATCCAATACCTAATGTATAAGGATGACCTTCTCTTTCATACCAATCTTTGTTATTTATAAAAAAATTTATTTTATTAATTAAATCATTTTTTTCATCAAAATATAAATTTTCAAATTTTCTTGTAGATCGAAATGGTTTTTCATGCCAAATGCTATCACCTTCTTCATTTATGTTTTTTAATGTATAAGTAAATATCTTGTTTTCTCTCTTTTTTTCAATCTTATTCAAATAATTATTTGTAATCAAATGCAAATATTCTTTTATTTCAGAAACTTTCTTTGTATAACTGTATATTTCTATCTTTATAGTTTCTACTTTTCCACACATTTCAATCATTTTATCAGAATCATCTGAATTATCTTTTATTTTAACAGAAGCAAAAATAGTTTTTTCTTTGTTAATAGCTACACTACAATTAGGATTGTCTATAATATAAATATTCTTTTTTTCATTGCTAGTATCTAAGTTGTCATAATCTTCTGGATAATAAAAAGAATTATCTATTTCTTTTAATCGATTAATTCCTTCATAGTTGGTTTCATTATTAATATGATCCCATATTGCATCAAAAGTCTTTGTCCAAAGCCCTCGTGTACCAACATTCCAACTAGAAGAACGAAAAGTTATCTTTCCTTCAACTGTTATACTATAACGAAAATGATTTTTTATCAAAAAAACGATATCATATGTAAAAAAATCATAAAATTTACTAAACTGCATCATAAATAAAGATATAATACCTGTTATTATTGTAGAAACAATCATATCAAACATTGGATTGTTTGTTTTAAAACTTGTTAGTACAGATAATTTAAATATATCGAAAATATTTTTTGAAAATTCAGTATCTTGAAACACCATTAAAATAATTATTAATTAATTTTTAAATAATTTTATTTAAAGATTTGAATATATTTTTTATATTGATGCTTTCCTGCGAAAGTGACAGTAATTCTTGTCAAGTTTTTGATTTTGATAGCTTTAAAAAAGATTGGTGTAATTTTGATAAATTTATAGAAAAAAACTATTTTCTTACCATAAAAGAAAAGATTTCTCATCCCCAAGATGAAATAGAATGTAATAATCATATGATTTTAATAGAAGAATTATCTTCAAATTGTGAATCATGGGCAGAACCTTATTTATTAGAATGTTTACCTATATTGATGACAAATATTGCTTATCCAAAAACACAATATCAAGCTAAAAAAACTGCAGAATCAATTATTTCAAAAATGAATATATACAGCGTTGATGTTGTTTTAGACTTATTATTTTCTAGTTTTGATTCTTTAAAATGGCAAACGAAATGTGGCGCTTTAACAATTTTAAGTTTACTGAAAAACATTGAAAAATCAGTTATTCAACAAAAAATTCCCACGATAATTTTAAAATTAATAGATGTGACAAGTGATGTAAAAAAAGAAATAAAAATCCAGACGAAACTATGTTTTGAAGAAATATGTAGTGTAATTGACAATGTTGATATTGTCAAGATTATACCAGATATAATTGATGCTTACATGGAACCTGTAAAATATACAGAAAAAGCATTAGATAGTTTGGTTAGTACTAGCTTTATTAATGAAGTAGATTTACCTACTCTTGGTTTACTTATCCCAATTTTAACCAAAGGAATGCGTGAAAAAAAAGTAGCATCTAAAAGACGAGCCGCTTTGGTAATTGGAAACATGTGTAAATTAGTAAATGATCCACGAACTGCTCATCGTTTTTATCCTATTTTAAAACCAGTGTTAGAAAGAGGAATAGAAGAAATAGCAGTAGAAGAAGTAAGAAATGTTTGTTCTAAATCCCTAGAAACTTTAAAGCGTGTATCGTCAGAAGCAACAGAAATAAGTGAAAATGTGTTAAGCAAAGAAGAGTTAAAAAAATTATTAATTAATAGTATTAAAAATTATAAAGATTCTTACGACTTACTAATTGATCATTGTGTACAATGTTGTAATGTTAACTTGTTATCTAATAATAGAAATAAAGATGATTGGAACCAATGTTTAAATCCATACATTCGCATTTTTTACCATGAACAAGAAGAATACAACAAAGTATTTGAATTTATTTACGAAAAAGCAATAGAAAATATGACATTGGATAAGGTTGATCCAGAAGATGAAGAAGAGGACTTGTGTAATGCTCAATTTTCTTTGGCTTACGGAACACGTGTTCTTTTACACCAAACACCGTTTCGAGTTAAAATAGGTAGAAAATATGGTTTGGTTGGTCCAAATGGAGCAGGTAAGTCAACTTTAATGAAATCCATTGCTGGTGGTAATTTACAAGGATTTCCGAATCATTTGGTAACTGTTTATGTAGAATGTGAAATCATTGGCGAAAAAGCTGATATGACTGTTCTTGACTACATTATGAGTGATGAAAAAGTAAAACTAAGAAATTGTAGTGAAGAAGTCGTAGTTAAAATGCTTACAGATATGGGATTTGGTGTTTCAAGAACTGCTGCTGCTATTGATGCAGGAGTAAGTACATTATCCGGTGGTTGGCGTATGAAGTTGGCATTAAGTAGAGCTATGTTATTAAATCCAGATATGTTATTATTAGATGAACCAACAAATCATTTAGATCAATTTGCTATAAAGTGGTTAACAGATTATTTAATAAACTTGAAAACATGTACTTGTTTAATTGTTTCACACGATACCAAATTTTTAGACAATGTTTGTACTAATATTATACATTACGAAAATTTAAAATTAAAATCATATCGTGGAAATTTATCAGAATTTGTTAAAATGAAACCTGAAGCAAAGGCATATTACGAACTAAGTTC